GTCTTCGGCTTGATCTGCCCACGGTCTACCGCCGGGGCGATGTCATGTTTATCCATGTTGATCGTTTCCCCTTTCGGGTAGGTGTGCCCATGGTACATGTAGCTCGAGGTCAAGACCTTGACTTCTTCCGTTCCTTTCGACATTCAACACCTCCTCTGTGCTAAAGGTTGAGGTCGATCCTAGGACGGAGGAAGGACATACCAGACGGTTGCTCTTGCTACCCCCGCCGTGGCTGCGCCACCCGTCTGCGTGTACTTGAGATACACGTCTGTATCAACCGTCACTTGCTCGGGCTTGTCCCCAACGTAGACGCCCGATACAAGAGTCTCAAGAACATCGTCTGCATCGACATAGTGATCAGGGTCGGTTGACGTTCCCACAAGCAAGACGTTCGTGGTCCCTGCATCGAAAGCCGTGGTAATGGCCACGCACACATGAGACACGATAGCACCCTTGGGGATCGTCCCAATCTGCGCAGTGAACGGGGTAGCTACACTGAATGCGATAGTTCTAGTGATCGCATTTGCTGGGGTGATGGGGACGGCATACGTGCCTGCGTCGTACCGCACCTCATTGCCCATCGTCGGGTCGTACCCGTCAGCGATGAACGTTCCTTGATAGTAATCTGCGAATGCGAAAGACGCAGCCAGGATAAGGACTACACCCAACAGGACTATCGCGTTGAATTTCATTTGAGACTTGTTCACTTGGACCTCCTTTGGTTGGTCCTTGGTCTAGCTGGTTGCCTACTCGAGGACGTATTGAATGATGAAGTCAACGCCTGTTGCCGTGTCTACATCGCCACCCGTCTTGCCAATCGTGATAGCCGATGCTGCATCCATCTCAATGAATGAGGCCCCGTCTGCTTGGATGTCACAAGCTGCCGCTGTGTGCATAGCAAGAGCCTGAGATTGAGTAAGGCTTGCTTGCTTGAAGGCCGCAATCTTGACGCCACCTGCTGACTGGGTTCCCAACACGTCTACAGTCGTTGTAGTACCAACAGCCCCGCCATAGGCAACCGCGTGAATGTTCACAATCCGATACGACAACCCTGTGACGGCTGCCAATATCTCATGCCCTGCATTGATCTCCGCAGTAGTCACCCTAGCGCGAGTAGATAAGACCACTGAGTTGTTCCCCGAAGCGAGAGCTACCTGAGCAGTCGCGCTCGGAGTGATCGTCGCGTAGGTATCAAGATCCGCGTCATAAGCCTGGGTGTCGACACCGATTTCAACGGACATGTCCTGAGCCATCGAAGCAAACGTAGCTGATGCTAGGAACGTCAACATATTTGCAGCAGGGGCTACCGTTGCGAACGATGTCAGGTTCGCATTGTAAGCCTGGGTATCAACGCCTACCTCAACGGATAGATCCTGCGTCATCGAAAGGAAGTTCGTCGATTCCACGAGAGTCTGCGCGTTGGCTGTCGGCGTAAGTGTTGCCCACGTATCGAGGTCAGAATCATACGCCTGCGTATCGACACCGATCTCTAAGCTCAAAGCCGTAGCAGCCGCAGCAAAAGTGGCACTGCCAAGCAGCGACACCATGTTCGCTGAAGAGGTGATAACATCGCAAGTATGCGCAGCCGTGAAGTACGGGATTGAGTTAGCTGCCCCGTTTACTCCAGCAAGCGCGTCAAGGTCTGTATCCCATGCCTGGACATCTGTTCCAATAACCAAGCCTGTGAACGTCGTCGCTCCTAGTGTGCCGACCGTCAGGGCTTCGATGTACTGAGGCGCAGCGTAAGCGCCAAACGCAAAGGCAACAAGCGTGAGCATCGTCGCCAGGGTAAATAGTTTTCTCTTCATTCGGTCCTCCTTGTACTGACCGATTGTGTTCAACTCCCTACTACGGGAGATCCATGATTCGGAGAGCGTCAGCAATCTTGATCTCTCCACCTGTTCGACGAGTAGCCAAGAATCCAATCAGCCCAGACAACCGGCGAAGCTCAGAGAACTTCGTGAGGGTTGTGCCCAGTCGATCGAGGATGCGATAGCCGCGCTTGAAGTCTCCGAAGATCGCAACGTCATTCCCGCTTGAACCGTCCCACTCATCGAGGTCATCCTGCGTGTACTGGGGATACCCTCGAAGGCGATTCGGCACACCTGCTTGGACGGAAGGTTGCCAGAGGAAGTCGCCTGTACCTGCGCCACCGCCACCGTCGCCGCGAATAAGCATGATCGCAAGCTCGGTTGTTGACGTAATGACAAGCTGCCCGTTCTTCCGGTATTGCTGAGGAACCTGATAGAACAGCTTCAGGAAGTCCTCAACTTCGATACTTGCAGCAGCAGCAGCACCTGCAGTATGCCGGGTGATAGTCGTGCCTCTGCTCAAGCCACCGAACTCTTTGAGCGCGTGCCCAGTTCCTTCCCAGATCTGCGTATCTTCAAGCTCGGCAAATCCGAAGGTGTAATCTTCGCTCATGGCTTGGATGAGGTTCGTATCCGAGTCCATCAGTTCGTCGACACCGAATTCTGTATAGCCGTTCATGTCCTCGACGTACTGGTACTCTTCAGTCAGAACCATGTCGCTGTTGGTCACAGAGTCACCGAGTTCAAGATTCCCCATACCAACAGTGACTCGCGTTCTGGATCGCTTGCGCATCCGGTTTGATTTCGTTGTCTTGACATCCACCAACGAGCGGAAGAGGGTCAAGCCGTTGATCGCAACCAGCCATTCCTTATCCAGCTCTTCCGGTACAGCAATCTCGCCAGTCGAATCTTCAACGAGGGCACGCTGTTCCTTCGGGATGGTGTCGATGACTTCCGATTTTCCACTGTGAAGGCGGATCGTGTTTGCGAATAGAGATCGCTTCTCTCGCTCTTCGTCCGTTACGTCCCCGGTGGATACCGCAGGGCGATTCAGCCGCAAGAGAAGTTCTTGCTGTGCCTCACGTACAGATTTGATTTCCTCAGCAAGCCCGGTTGTCTTCGCCTCGATAACGGTATCAGCACGAGCCTCTACCTTGTCGTCTAAATCTTGGTCGAAGCCATCAAGCTTCTCTCTCAACTGAGTGACTAGCCCGGTCAGTTCCTCGGTCGCAGCTTTGTGTTCCTTCTGCAACTGCGCGACGGAAGTTTGCTCATTTCCTTCATTCTCATTTGCCACTGGAAATACCTCCTATGTCTGATTGAGTATCGAACGTAGCTCGTTAGTCAGCTTCGAGTGCGATTGCGAGTCGAAGCTGCGTCTTGGTTGCGAGTCTCCTAGCAGAGTGGACTTATCCGGGTCTGCGTCAAAGAGTGCAGTGAACGTGTTGAGCCGTTTGATTAGATCGCGTACTTGGTCTGAGTTCTTGATGACGATAATTCCGAGGTCGTCTGCCTCTGTCTGCTCTTCATCGAGCGCCGATCGAGTTGTTTCAATCATCTTCCTGATGTCAGAAGCTGAGCCACCACGAAGCGCCATCTGAAGGACGCCTATCTTTGATCGCACGTCATCGATGTTCGCCTCGGGGTTGGCTGCGAAGTTCGTCATTAGGATTGCCACTTCGTACAACTTCACTTCTGTGTAATGCCAGATCCCGTCTGAGTCTTTCTTCTGCTGAACGACATCGAACCCGTGCGACATCTGGGAGTAATACCCCGCCGCTGGATTCTCACCTGAAGGATCAGGCATCCCCGCGTAAACCTCGGCTGCATCTCGCGAGTTCTCGATATTAAGATGCCCCTCCACAGCAAGGCCAGTATTGTCTTCCGATGAATTGGACATCCCAATCCCCATCCAAGGCATGTGGAAGAACGTGATGGGGATGTTGCCTTTCTGAGCCTTGAGCGTTCGCTTGAACGCGCCTGCGTCGATGATTGTGTTGTATGAATCCACGTTACCGAAGACGGAAGCATGACCAGTGAAGTCGCCCTCTCTGCCTTCGGCTCTTAGCTCGCGAACCTCTAAGGGCACTGCGAGATACTTCATAAGCCACCTCCGTTAGATTTCTCTGCATCAGGCCCCGTTTCGTAGAGTTCCTGACAGTTGCAATTCACCGTCTCTTTTGCCGAGCCGCTGGGATCGCCCGGATACATCAGCCCGTTCGGGTACGTCGCATGAATAGCGTAGATAGTCCCATCGTCAAGAGCTACATGTGAGTCGCGCATATCTCCCGACCGCGCAGAGATCCATCGCTTACCCGTCACGACTCCCGTTTGCACCGCTGCTTCACGAGAGGCAAATCCACTTGCCCCGTGAATCTCTGTCCGCGCTATCGTCATTGATCTGCTCTTGTCAAATGGGAGTTCAGGGTCCTTCCCGCCGAATCGCTCGTATAGGCTGTGAAGCTGTTTCGCTGTGTCTACCGCGCTTGCACCTTCGAGAGCGGCCTTATCCACCACACGCTTCACCCTGGAGATTGTTTCGGCTTGAATCTTGTCAACCTGTTC